CAACCTTTACACAGTGCCTCAGCAGTCCGCGACCGGGGGAAGCGGCACGCCTCAGGGCAATCTGGCAGCTTACGGGACCTCAAACCTCTCGGGCCACGGCTTCACCAAGTCGTTCACCGAACACACCATCATCATCGGCTTGCTCTCGGTCCGCGCCGATTTGAATTATCAGCAGGGCCTCAACCGCATGTGGTCGCGTCGAACCAAATTCGACCACTACTGGCCCGCGCTCTCGATGATCGGGGAACAGGCCGTTCTCAATAAGGAAATCTACGCTCAGGGCCTCAACAACCCGACGGCCGACGAGGAAGCTTGGGGCTATCAGGAACGCTTCGCCGAGTATCGGTACAAGCCCTCGATCGTGACGGGAGCCTTGCGCTCCTCGGCCGCTCTCAGCCTTGACACGTGGCATCTCGCTCAGGACTTCGCCACGCAGCCGCATCTTGACGCGGCCTTCATCCAAGACAACCCCCCGATTGATCGGGTCGTTGCCGTTCCCACCGAGCCCAACTTCATCTTCGATGCCTACTTCAAGCTTCGTTGCGCTCGCCCGATGCCGTTGTACGGCGTCCCCGGCCTCATTGATCATTTCTAGGAGGCAAAATGGACCCCTTTATAGGAGCCGCCTTGATCGGCGGTGCTTCCTCGCTCGCCGGAGGCGGCCTCAGTTTCCTCGGCGGTCAAAGCGCCAACGCTGCCAACTCGGCTCAGGCGTGGGCTATGGCTAACTTCAACGCGCAGGAAGCCAACAAAAATCGCCAGTGGCAGGAGCGAATGTCTTCTACTGCCTACCAGCGCTCGATGGCCGACATGAAAGCCGCCGGCCTCAATCCAATCCTCGCCTACTCTCAAGGCGGGGCTTCTACCCCGGGCGGCGGCGGTGCTTCTGGCTCGGCCGCGCACCTCGAGAACACCCTGACCGGCCTCGGCCAGGGCGTCGCCTCGGCCGGGCAGGCGTACCGTAACAAGCTCGACATGGAGAATGTCGCGGCTCAGACCGCCAATACGAAGGCTAATGAGGCCTTCAATCAGGCCCAGGCCGCCTTGGCTGTTCAGAATACGGCGACGTCGGCTTCTCAAATGAACAAGGCCAATGCCGAAGCGGCCCTACTCACTGAGCAAATGAAAAATCCGGAGGCGCAGCGCCTCCTTATGGCTGGGCAGGAACAATCTGCCCGCGCCTCTGCCGGTCTCTACGAGGAGCAGCGTAAACAGCTCAAAGACTACGGTCCGCACTGGACCGGGCAGGCGGCCGGTTCTGCTGGCCGCCTCCTTGATCGTTTCCGTGGCGCCGTCACGGAGCTCTTTAAAGGCGGCCCCGTCATGGGGCCGCCTCTTCCGGGCCCGGGCGGCGAACGCTCGCCGCGCCTTCACAACAACAATGGCAAATGGGAAATCCGATGACCAAGACAATTGAACAGCCGATCCTCGGCTTCTATCGCCCGCACAAGCGCGTCACCTACGACGGCACCATCACCGATCCATGGACGGGCGTCGTTACGACGCCCGAACGCCGCGTCAAGCAATCCTTCGTCGCTGAGTGCGACATCAACAACATCATCAAGTCCTTCTCCGTCACCGGGCAGTTCAATCACCTGTCTCGCAACGCCCAAAAGGGCGTCTATATGGACCTGCCCGACGAGCAGGACTTCCAAGTGTCGATGAACATCATTGCGGAAGCCACTCAGGCTTTCGCCACTCTCCCCTCTCAGGTCCGGGATCGCTTCAATAACGACCCGGCCAAATTCCTTGGCTTCATGTCCGACCCCGCTAATCAGGACGAAGCCATTAAACTCGGCCTCGCCACCAAGCGCTCCGCGCCTACGGCGGATTCTCCGCCGCCACCCATCCGGCCCGCCGACAATCTTTCGCCGCCGCCGGAACCTCCCAAAAAGTAAAAAAAGGGCCCCATCTGGGGCCCTTTCCAATTTCAACTGATGTGGTCGAGCGGAGCGAGCCACATCGTCTGCCAACCCCCTAAATCTCTTCACCTAGAACAATCTTGTTCCACACACCCCCCTGATGACCTCTTCTCTTCAAATCCTCCCAAACCTCAAAAAACCCTACCTACTTACAATCTTGTAATAATCTTCCAAATCATCATCTCTGCAATCTTGCAAAAAAATGAGCGCTCCGCGCTCCTCTCGGTAGTAACGCCCTACTTGTTCCCCGTTACTACCTATGACACCATCCCAACGGGTGGTGTCCAAACCTCCCGTTAGACATACGTCCACAACCCTCAGGAGTTGACATGGCCAAAAGGCACAAAATCCCTAACGGGAAATCCCGCGCTTCCTTTACGAGGAACGCTAAATCTCACGGCAAGAACCACCTCGGCATGCCAATGCGCGGGGGTATCCGCCTGTGATTACTTGGCTGGTCTGGATGCGCTACTTTCAGGCCTTCGATGAATGGGCCTATGACGCAGGCCACTGGGCCATCCAGAACCACCACCATGAGCTTCTCGCCTGCTTCGAGAGCTTCGCTTGACCTGTTACTACCCCATCGACGCGTGGGCACCCCTGTCGAAAGCCGACGGGGGTCGCCTCGTCTTCCAACGGGCTAAAGCCCTCAACCCGGACCATGTAATCAAGGTCCCCTGTGGCGGCTGCATCGGCTGCCGCGTCTCTAAAGTCGAAGACTGGTCGACACGCTGCGCCCACGAGGCTCAAATGCACGACCGCAATTCCTTCCTCACGCTGACCTACGACGATGACCACTACCCCGAACATGGCTCCGTCAATCTGCGGACCTTCCAACTGTTCATCAAACGCCTACGCAAAGACGTGGGCACGAAACTCCGCTTCTTCGGTTGCGGAGAATACGGCTCGGAAACCAAGCGAGCCCACTATCATGCTCTGATCTTCGGCTACGACTTCCATGCCGACCGCAAGCTCTTCAAAACCACCCAGCACGGCCCCCTCTACGCGAGCGCTCAGCTGTCGCGCATCTGGCCCTACGGCTCTGCCCTGATCGGCTCTGTCACGCCTTCGTCTGCGGGCTACGTCGCTGGCTACGTCCGCAAAAAAATCGGCGGCGACCTCGCTGCAACCCACTACCTGCATACGCACCCCGTGTCCGGTCTCGTCGTTAAAGTTGAGCCCGAGTTCGGAACACAATCCAAAAAGCCGGGCCTCGGCTCCACATGGTTCGACAAGTTCAAGACCGACGCGTTCCCGTCCGACTTCATCGTTATCGACGGAAAGCAGCGCAAGGTTCCGCTCTACTACTTCCGTAAATTGCAAAAAGGAGAGTACCTCACACCCAATCAAACACCTGAACAGCAACAGCAAAAGACCATTCGCAACGCCCGCGCCCTTAACGGGGCGAAGGGCAAGGCCAATGCAACCCCGGAACGCCTACGCGTCCGTGAGTTCGTCAAGGCCGATAGACTTTCACGTTTAAAGGAAACGATATGAAAAACCGTGCCTATACCATCTTCGATACGAAGAGCCTGACCTACTCGAATCCGTTCTATGCGCCCACGACTGGCGCGGCCATTCGCATCGTCTCCGACGCGGCGCAGGATCCCAACAGTCAGTTGTCCCGCCATCCCGCCGATTTCATCGTCTATTGTGTCGGCGAGTACGACGACAGCAACGGCGTCTTCCTGCCCATCGACCCCCGCGAGCACGTCGTCGACGTGATCGCTCTCATCAAAATCAAGCCGCAAGCCGATCTGTTCGAGTCCGGCAACAACTAGGAGGGCTAGTAAATGTCTCGCATCCCATCAGTCATGAGCCACGACTTCAGCCGCACGCCAACGGCTGAAATTCCCCGCTCCAGCTTCGACCGTTCGCACGGTCTCAAAACGGCATTCGATGCCGGATACCTCATCCCGATCTTTCTCGATGAGGCGCTGCCCGGCGACACGTTCAACCTCAACATGACCGGCTTCGCGCGGCTCTCCACCCCGCTCCATCCGTTCATGGACAACGTGTTTTTCAACACGTTCTTCTTCGCCGTCCCCTATCGTCTCGTGTGGGACAACTTCCAAAAGTTCATGGGTGAACAGAAAAACCCCGGCGACAGCACCGACTACCTGATCCCGGAAATGACCTCGTCGGTCACGAACGGCTATCTCGAAGGTTCTATCTTCGACTACATGGGCCTGCCTACTACCTCCGCTGCCAAGGGCATCAAAAACTCGTGCCTGCCCCTGCGCGCCTACAACCTCATCTGGAACGAATGGTTCCGAGACCAGAACCTGCAGAACTCCGTCAACGTTCCTCTTACGGACGGCCCCGACAGTCCTTCCAACTACGCTCTGCTCCGTCGCGGTAAGCGTCACGACTATTTCACATCGGCACTCCCATGGCCGCAAAAAGGGCCGGGGGTTGATATCCCCCTCGGTACCTCGGCCCCCATCGCAGGGCTTTTCGGAGCGGGAAGCTCCGTCGCGGCTGGCGGGGCACTTTTCGGAACGGAACTCGCTTTCGACAGGCCCGCGGGCACGCCGGTCTTCTCCGG